CCACTCTTTGACCTTGAGCTCAGCCATTGAGCGACCTCTGCAATGCTTCGACGGCGGCCGTGTAGAGTTGCGCCTGCCAGCCGCGCCCGCGATAGACGTCCACGCCGAGCACGGTGCGACGCGGACGCAGCGCGCCCAGAACGAAGGAGCGCTCCTTCACGTTGATGGTCACGGCGACGCGACCGAGGCCCGGCGCGCAGACCATGATGCAGTCGTCGTCAAAGCGCGATGCCCGCCACCCCGCGGGTAGTTCGATTGGAATGTCGATCATTCGATCCTCTGCAAATAAATGACTGTCGAAAGCTTATTGTCGTGAACCATGTGTGGCCCATAGCGCTTCGTCATGTTGGCGATCAGACGATCCGCAGCGCCCGCCGTGTCGGGGTTCGCTGTCTGGTTGTGGTTGAACCGCGCGTGCGCTTCGGCGAGCTCCCTGAGCTTGCCCTTGTGCACCGGGCCGACCGTCGCGCGCCCGAACACCTGCATCTTCTTCGCCCACATGAGGAACACCTCGTCGCCCTCTTTCAGACGTTCGTGCCACACTCGCCCGAGGCGAAAGGTGTTGAAAACAGAAACGCCGTCGAGCCCTTCGGCCGGCGGCGCAAATTCGATTACGTGTTGTTCCATCGCGCGCTCCCTATCTCGATTGACCTGCTTTCGAGTATAGGGAGCGGGATGGGTTAGGCTGCTGCCGCGACCGGGGCGACTGCGGGCGCCGGGTAGTGGTTCGGGTAGATGACGTGCAGGAGCGCCGTCTTCAGGCCGCCCTTGTCGATCATGTCCGCGAGCTGGCCCGGCGGGTAGCTCGACCCGTTGATCCACTCGATGCGGCCCGTGGAGAGCTTCTTCAGCTTGCCCACGGCGACCGCGTGGTCGAGCAGCGAGAGCGTCAGGTTCACGGTCGTCATGCCATCGTCGAGGAACTGCAGGCGCAGATCGACCTCTTGACGCGGGCGAGCCAGCTTGTTCTTCTTCGTCTCGATGCCCATCAGCTGTCCGACGATCTCGTCCTTGCCGTTGACCTTCGCCTTGATGAACTTCTTGCCCAACGCGAGACGGCCGGTGGCATAGAACTCGAACGCCGAGCCGCCCGGGGTCGTCGTCGGGTCACCGTAGACCACGCCCGGCTTCGTGCGGATCTGGTTCAGGTAGACGATCGTCACATTCATCTTCGCCGACTGCTGGTTGATGGACTTGAGCGTCGTCGAGGACACGCGAGCGAGCGCCGTCGTGTCGTTCATGTTGTAGTCCGTGATGCCCTTCTCGAACACGGACTGCGGGATCATCGCGGCGACCGAATCGAACACGACTACGATGGGCGCCAGCGGATCGAGCTTCTTGCTCTTGCGAATCGCGTCGGCCGCTTGCAGAGCCATCGTGTTCGAGGCTTCCCACGTATCGGGGCGCTTGTAGATGAACCACGGGAACTCCGTCGTGAGGCCCGACTTCTCAGCGAACGGCTGCTGGAAGGTCAGTTCGTGGTCCATGAACAGCGCGATGCCGCCCATCACCTGCGCCTGCTTCATGAGCTGCGTGGCAAGCCACGTCTTGCCCGACGATGACGGGCCGAAGATTTCGAAGATGCGACCCATCGCGATGCCGCCGTTCTTCGGGTCGCCCGAGAGGATCTCGTTGAGCGGCTCGTAGCCGGTGTCGATGTAGCCGGGAACCTCGAGCTCGGCGTCGGACTCACCCACTGCACCCATGATTGCTTTTGCCAGATCGTCTGCGATGCTCATTCTGCTTGCTCCTTTTCGATGCGCCACACGCGCATTTTTCCTTCGATAAGTTTCCCGTCTGCGTCCACTTCCTTGCGGATCGTCAGGGCGATGTTCAGGCGCGCGGCCGCGGTGCGAATCGCCCCGCGCGCTGCCTTCTCGTCGTCAGCGACAAACGAGTCGTTGACCTCCATGCGGGCGAGCACGCTGCCCCATGAACCGTGTCCTGCCTTCGGCGGCGGGACGTGCTTTTCAATCACAATGTCGTCCATGTTCTTTGTCCTTCAAGCGGCGCGCGCGAGACGCGCCTGGTAACGTTGGCGAAACGGGGTCATGAAGTGATCCCATTGCGCGAGAATCGACCGAAATGCGAGGCGCTCACACAGCGCGCGAAACCCATCCTCGTTGAGCGTGCCCTGCGTGATCGTGGTCTTCGCCGGGTCCTGTGCGGGCGCGTTGCGAAGGTCCATGAGCTGCATGTTCCTGTCCCAGTTGCGGCGGCTCTCGCCCTTCCACAGCTCGACGTGCTTCTTGAGCTTCGGCTGAAATTCGCCCGCGTCGCACATGTCGCGGAACTTCTGCATCGAGCGAAACTGCGCCATGAACTCCGGTGCGCCCTTCTTACCGATGCCGCCGGCCGGCGGAATGTCGTCGGTCGTATCCCCGATCAGCGCCTTGCCCTCGATGTATTCGTCCGGGGTGAAGTAGCCGGTCTTCTGGAAGAAGTCTTCGAGCGACACATACATGCCCGCTTTGCGAGGATCGAACCAATCGCAGTTCGGGCCGACGAGCTGCCACCAGTCGGTGTCGCCCGTGACTAGCAGCACCTTCCCCGTTTTCGTCAAGCGCGGCACGAGAAAGCCCCCGAGGTCGTCTGCTTCGCGCTCGGCGTTCACCATCTGTGGCACGCCCAACAGATCGAGCGCCTTCTTGATGAAGGGCACTTGTGCGTCGTATGCCGCGCGCTCAGCAGCCTTTACCGGATCGACCAGCGCGTCTTTGCGCTTGCCCTTGTAGCCGGGGTGGATCGCGTAACGAAAGTCCGCGCGTCCGTCCCACAGCACGAATGACTTTTCGAACGCCGGATAGTCGCGATACAGCGCGCCCATTGAGCGCACAAACCCGAAGACCGCCTGCGTCTGGAACTTGCCGACCGTGAGCACGGTGCCGGAATGCGATGCGCGACCGATGGAGTTCGCGTCAACAAGGAATGTGTTTGCCACTATCGAAACCTCTCAATGAGAAGCGGCGAGGTGTGAGCCCCGCCGCTGGTCGTTACATCAGGCTTCGATTACAGGCCCGCGAGCAGAGCGTCGAGCTCCGGGTCGCCCGTGCCTGCTGCGGCAGCCGGGGCTGCTGCAACTGCGGGCTGGGCCACTGCTGCGGGTGCAGGCGTCGCGACTGCGGGCTGTGCGACTGCCACCGGCTGCGCAACCTGCGTGGCGACCGCTGCGACCGCCGCTGCCACTTCGGCAGTTGCGGGCTGCACCGGCGCTGCTGCGACCGGCTGAGCGGGCGTCGCAACTGCTGCGGCCACTGCCGGGTTCGCGAGCGTGCCGATGTCGAGCGTCTCGTCGGCTTCCCACGGTGTCGCCCCCTGCGCGGTGTAGACGTTCGACGCACCTGCCGGGAGTGCTGCGGCCGGCTGGTAGGTCTGCGTCGGGGCCGGGAGGCCCGCGACCTGACGCACCGAGGCGAGAGCGCGCTGCTGCGCTTGCGCGTTTTCCTGCATCACGTAGGCGTCGAGATCGTTCAGCTTCGTGAGCGCTTCGGCCGGAACCGGCTTCGAGGCACCCGCGATCTGCACGCTGTAGGCCGTGTCGAGGCCCGCGCCCGACTTTTCGACGATGATGTCGTTGCCGGTGTTCGGGTCGAGCATGTTGGGCCATTCGTCGAACAGCGCGATGATGCCGCCCACGCCCTTCTTGCCGTTGAACACCGTCGGCGCGACTTCGAGAATCTGCGGCACCGTCGGCTGCGTGCCGTCGAGCTCGAGGACGTTGAGCAGCACGCGGCCGCTCGACTTCGCTTCCTCGACGCGCTTCTTCTGCACGTCGTCGGTGGACATCTGGATGCCCTGCGCGACCGCATCGCACACCTCGCACGGACGACCGAAGGTCTTGTCCGCGCAAATGTAGACCGCCTTCACCTGCCCCGCCGCGTCCTTGATGAAGTGCTGGCCGAAGTCATGGAAGAACGTCGGGTCACCGTTCGTGCGCCATCCCGGGAGGATGCGGTAACGGTTGCGACCAGCCTTCGGCTTGATCGTCTTTTGACCACCGGTTGCAGCCTTGCGCTTTTGCAGCAGTTCCATCAGAGCTTGAGTAGACATGGTTTTTGTTTCCTTAGTCAGAGTTTGGAGGTAGTAAGTCACAGGTTTTGCGGACGAGGCTGTGACAGCTTCGTCACCGTCTCGCCCTGCATCGTCAAGTATAGTAACGCGTCACTTACCGGACCTCGAAAAGGTTGAAAGATCCTTCAGGCGGCTTGGCGGCGAGCGGCTTCGGCGGCGAGCGCGGCTTCGCGGCCCGACTGCACAGCGTTCTCGCCTTCCTTCGCGGCGAGGATGCGCAGCTGCCCTTCACGCTCGCGACGGCGATCGACCGACACCTGCACGATCATGTCCTTGCGCTGCATGTAGGCTTCGCGCGCATCGTTGGCGATGTCGAAAAGCGCGCGCGCCTCGATGATCTGGTTCTGCGCGTTGGCATAGCGCGGGTCCGCTTTGACGGCGTTCTCGACCATCTTCTCGGTCACCTTGCCGCCGTCTTCCGCGAGCTTCTTGCGCCAGGCACTATCGAGCTGGCTTTCGAGGATGTCGGCCGCGAGCTTCGCCTTCTCATACTGGCGGCGCGCATACGCGGCTTGCTGCGCGTAATGCACGAACATCGGTGCCTGGCTGATGACCGCATCGTCCAGATCGTTCGGGTTGACCTGCAGATCCTTCTTGAGCTGCGCCACGTCCACGAAGACCTTCAGGCCCGACTTCGTGACCGCGGGCGCCGGCGCTGTGGTGGCGGCCGGCGCATTGGCGGCAGCCGCTACGGTGGGCGTGGTCACTGCGGCGTTCGCGCCGGCGACGGGCGGGTTCTCCAGGTCGCCGACGAGGGCAGCCATTTCTTCGATCGAGAGCGTATCGGTGCTCATGTTTGTTCCTTGAGTGTCAGGTGATAAGGTCGGCCACCTTCGCGGCCACGGTTTGCAAAACGGAATACTTGCCCGGGTCATGGAAAATCTGCCCCGGGTTGATGCCAAAAACAATCGAGGCGTCGAGCTTCGGGTCGAAGATGACCTTGCCCGCGAGCTCCATCGAGCCGCCCTTCACGCCCGGCGCAAAGAAGCGCGCCGCGTTGCTCCCGAGTGTCACGACCACCGGCGGCTTGAGAATCTCCAGCTCGCGCTTGAGGTATTCGGAGCAACCGTTGATCTGTTCGTTCGTGAGCGTCTTCTGATCCTTCGGCTTGCCGGACTTCACGAGCGTCGTGAAATACCCGTCCTGTGCCGAGAGCCCCGCTTCCTTCAACGCGTTGATGACGAGCTTCGCGTTATCGCCTTCGAGGAGCTTCCCTGCCTTTTCCTCCTGCCAGTTCGGGTTGTCGGACACGACCATGAACTTCGGCGTCTTCCCGATGCGCGGCATCGGGTGACAGCCGCCCTTGAGCGAGCACTTCTCGCACGAGCGCGTCTCCTCACCGATGCGCACCAATTGCAGCAAGGCGAGGTGCTCAGCGTTAAGCGTTCGGTCAGCTTTCACAGTATCGACCGTGAAACCTGGCAGTAGCTCGATGCGGTTTTTCAGCCGATCGGGGTGCATGGCGGGCACCTTGTCGCCCTCGCACTCGGCGAAGGCACCGATCAGCACGAGTTTGTCCTTGACCGCCTGGTTGATGTGCCGGCCGGTGTAGCCTGCCGCCTTCATTGCGGCGTCGAAGTCGGTGCGGTTCGCGAACGGCTTGCCCCACTTTATGCGTGCGTCTACGATGTAGCCTGCCGCCTTCTCGGATAAACCCTTGAGCGCCTGGAACGGGGCGTAGAGCTTATCCTCGCCCACGATCTCTACCCGGGCGCTTGACCGGTTTATATCGGGCGGCAACACCTGCATGCTCATGCGCCGCGCATCCTGCACGAGCGGCTCGCGCTTCTCTTCTTTGTCGATCTCAGTGAGCGAGGCCGCAAAGTATTCGGCCGGGTAGTTGACCTTCAGCCACATCGTCCACCAGCTGATGACCGCATACTCCACTGAGTGCGATTTGTTGAAGGCGTATCCGGCGAACACTTCGATCTTGTCGAAGAGCGCATTGGCCGAGCCTTCGGTCATGCCCGAGTGCGACACGCAACCGGCCACCCACTTGTCGCGCATTTCGGCCATCTTCTCCTTGTCCTTCTTACCCATCGCTTTACGCAGATGGTCGGCGCCCGCCATCGAGAAGCCCGCCAGGTCACGCGCGATCTGCATCACCTGCTCCTGATACACGATCACCCCGTAGGTGTCCTTGAGCGCAGGGGCCATGTTCGGGTGCTCGTAATACGGCTGCTTGGAACCCTGCTTGATCGCCACGTAGTCGTCGCACAGACCCGCGTCGAGCGGACCCGGGCGATACAGCGCGACCACCGCCACCAGATCGTCGAACGTCACCGCGCCCGATAGCGCCATCTCACGCAAGAGCCGGCGCATGCCGGGCGACTCGAACTGGAACACGCCCGTGGTGTCGCCCCGCCCGAATGCTTCCAGCACCTTCTTGTCGTCGAGCGGCAGCCGCAGGAAGTCGATCGTCTTGCCGTGCCGCTCCTTGATGTAGTCGGCGGCGAGCTTCATCACGTCGAGGTTAGTCAAGCCCAAAATGTCCATCTTGATGAGCCCGAAGTCCTCGACCGTTCGCTTGTCCCAATTGCAGACCGGCCCGCCCGTGCGGGTTTCGACCACGGCGCGGTTGACGATCGGCTCGCCCGCGACGATGACGCCCGCTGCATGCTGCCCAAGACCGCGCGCGGCACCTTCGAGGTTCACCATGTGCTTCCAAATGTCCGGGAAGCTGCCCTTGAACTTGTCGATCTCTGGCACGATCGCGGCCGACTCCTCCAGCGAGAGCGACACCCCGTGCTGCTTTTCCATCTGCTTCGAGCAGGCATAGTCGAACGGGTTGAGTTCGTGGACACGCGACGTATCGCGCATCACGCCCGCGGCGCCCATCGTGTTGTAGTTGGACACGCCCGCGACGTTCTCGCGCCCGAAGTGAGTGGCGATGTAATCGATCACCTCGTGCCGGCGCTTGGACATGAAGTCGAGGTCGGCGTCGGGCAAGTCGAGACGCTCCGGATTGATGAAGCGCTCGAACAGCAGATTGAAGCGGATCGGATCGACGTCCGTGATTCCCATCAGGTAAGCGACGAGGGAACCGCCAACGCTCCCGCGGCCGGGACCGACCAAAATTCCGTTTTGCTTGCTCCACTGGACGATGTGCTGCACGAGCAGGAAGTAGCCCGAGAAGCCCATTTTGCGGAGCACGTCGAGCTCGTAGGCGAGCCGCGCTTTGTATTGCGGCAGCTCTTCGGGTTCCGGCTTGTGCCCGAGCACGGGCGCCGCAAAGCGTTGCGCCCAGCCCTTCGCGACTTCGGCGCAGAGCGCTTTGAACTCGTCCTCTGCCATCTTCGGCAGGCACGGGTCGAGCTTCTTGAATTCGAACGTGCACGAATCGACAAGCGCCTGGTTGCCTTTGATGATCTCTTTCGCGGGCAAGCCTTCGGCGACGAGCGCCTTCACCAGATCGCCCGGCGCGCGCACCGAGAAGTTCCGCAGGTAGGGCTTGTTCAGCCACCGGTCGGTCATCTTGTTGTTGCCGAGAATCGCGCGCAGCACGTCGAGGCTGTCGGCCTGATCGTCGGTCGCATAGAGCGCGGGCCAGGTGCCGATCGGCGTCGCGGTGAAGCGGTCGAGGCAGGTGAGCGCGAGCTTGTTGAGCGTCTTGTGCAGCGGCGTCGCGCCGGGCACGAACTCCACACAGAAGTCGCGGCCGAACTTCTCGCTCAGGCGATACGCGATCTCCTCCCACCGCTTGTGATGGAACAGGCCGTAGAAGTCACCGGTCGCGACCGCGCACTCTTCCAGCTGCAGCACGTCCTCGAGGCCCACCCGCGAGTGATAGTAGAAGTATTCCGGGCTGTTGCCCTTGGAGAGCAGCTTCATGAGGCTGCGCAGGCCCGCGTCGGTCTTCGCGTAGACCTTGAGCATGACGAGCGGGTTCGGACGCTCGACCTCGCCCGACGCCTTCGGCGGCTTGCGGTAGGTCGGATCGTCGACCATGCGGATCGTGCAGCCCACGATCGGCTTGATCCCCGCTTTCTTCGCCTTGTCCGTGAACGCGACCATGTTGGAGATGGACATGTTGTCCACCAGCGCAACCGTCTCGTAACCCTGTGCCTTCGCGGTTTCGATCAGGGTGCCGACCTGCAGCGTGGACTCCCCGAGCGAGAAGTCCGACCTCGCGGAAAGCAGATGCTTGATATTCAACTTGAGCTCCTGCGGTGAATGGGTTGATGTATCAATGATCGCGGGCGGGCGTTGGCGTGCGAAGCACCGTATCGCCCGCGACGCGGCCCAGACGCAGCGCCGGAATCACCGACACCACGATGGACACGCGCGAGAAGGCGGTCGCTTCCGACCACCCGTATTCGTTGATGTAGGCGCGGCGCAGGTCGCCCTTCGTGAAGCCGCCGGCGAGGAGCTTCTCGCCCGCAAGCCGCAACCACTGCGGGCCGCGCCCGTCGAAGGGGTTCTGCCCTTTCGCGAGCGCGAGGCGTGCGCGTGCGTCACCGCCGCGCTTCAGAAGCGGGCGCATGACCTTCTGCGCGCGAACAGGCAGGCTCGCAAGCAACTCTTGCTCGCGCGCACCGCACTCCAGGTTCACGCGCACCGCGGCAGGTGCGGGCGCCGCGATCGTCGTTTCGACCGTGGGCGCGGGTATCGACTGCGCGGTCACAACCTTGGCCGTGCGCTCTAGCTGCGCGAGCGGTGCCGCCACATCGATCTTCTCGGAGAGCGACACGAGCATCGAGTAGCAGGCGGGCACGCATAGCGCGCGGGAGGCGCACGCCGTGCAGGTCTGCGTGCCGGCCGCGAATACCGACGGCAGCCCGAAGCAGCTAGGGTGGCTCATTACAGCTCCACGCCGTAGACGCGTTCGAGCTCCAGGCGCAGGCGGCTCGTCTTGTTGCGGTCGAAACCGAGGAACTCGCCGAGCAGCCACAGATTGATGTGATGCGTCTTCTTGAGCATCCGGGCGTTGCGCTCCTCCATCCAGCGCTCAAGCGCCGGGGTCTGGTGCGCGAGCAGCGCCACCATGCGCTTCGCGTCGTCCGAGAGCATGCGGGCGAGCCGGTGGCTCTCCTGACGCGCGGCCAGGCGATCTTCGGGCGTGTCGTCTTCGTCCTCTTGCTCGATGAATTCGTAGGCGTCGCCCTCCCCTTCATCGTCAGCGCCGCACAGCGACTCGACCGAGACGAGGCCAAGCGTGTGCTTTTCCTCGATCTGGCGCTCGGCCCACTTGTTGAAGTTGTTCCAGATCGAGCGACCGTAATACGCCGAGAACGTGAAGCCGGTGTCAGCCTTGTAGGTCGCCTGACACTTCACGAACGACTCGCACATCTGCTGGAACACGTCGTCGTAAGGCAGGGAGAGCCCTGCCTCCTGCAACCGGCCCCAGCCGCGTTTTGCCAGTTTGTGCAGCATCCCCGTGTGGTCCTCGTAGCGCGTGGAGGTGCGGGCATTCGTTACAGTCGATTGGGCCAATTGCATGATAGTTACCTGTTACTTATCCGATTACTTGTCGAAGATGCGCGATGCAACGCCGTCGACGACAGCGCGGTCTACCGCAGAGAGTTTGTTGATGAAGGAGAGCGTCACGCCCGCGCGCCAGTTCGCGCGTCGCAGACCGATGTCGGCCGCGTCGATCAGGCATCGCGGGGAGATCGTGCTGCCGATCTCCTTGTTCTTGTAGGCTTCGCGCACGCGGTTTGCGAAATCGACCAGCGAGTCGGCGTTCTTCTTCTGAATCCGGCAGCGCTGCACGAGAATCGCCGACTCGAGCTCCGGCTTCATGTAGGCGGCTTCGAGGACCATCCCGAAACGGTCGTAGTTCGCGGCGTTCTGAATCTGCGTGCCCTGATAGAGGCCCGTGTCGTCACCGGAACCGTTGGTGTTGCCCGTTGCGACGAAGCGGAAGTTCTCGTGCGGCTTCACGACGCGCCATTCGTCGGGCGCATCCTTGATGACCAGGCTCTTGCCCGGTTCGAGAATCGGCTGGTAGACCGCGAGGACCGCGGGGTTACCGAAGTCGTATTCGTCCGCGAGGTAGGTCCACCCGTTGCGCATCGCGAGCGGGAGCAAGCCCGGCTGGAACTCGGTCTGCCCGCCACGCACCACCCACTGACCGAGGACGTGCGACTCTTCAGTGCCGATCGAGTGCTGCACCCGAATGACCGGACGCCCGGTGCGCGCCGCGACCTGTTCGATCAGCGTCGTCTTACCGGTGCCGGCGTGACCCCACACGTAGAGGTTCTTGCGGAGCTCGATCGCCATCAGCGCATTCTTCAGGTTTTCGATGTCGAAAATGAAGCCTGCGTCGATCTCGGGCACCATGTCGGCGTCGCGCGGGGAGGCGAAGATCGTGACCGGCACGGGTTCCTTGCGCGAGCTCAAGGCAGCTGCGACAGGTTTCCCATGACCATCGACCAAGCCGAAGATCTCGTGCATCGCGGCGGTCGTCTTGCCGTCGGGGTTCAGCGCGACCACGTTAGCGGGCAGCGCGCTACCGGCCATCGAGGCGGTGACTGCGGGCGCTGCAGCGGCCTTTGCGACACGCTGGCGCTCGAGCTCGGCTTTCGCGCGCTCGGACAGCACAGGTGCTTCGGGAAACTTCGCCTGGTAGTCGGCGAGGGTCATGCCCGGGTGGGCTTCCGGCAGGTGCAACTGGATCGCGTGGGTCAGCGCGCCGCACTCCTGGCAAGAGATCTTGTCGCCGGTATCGCTCATTGAATCCTCCGATGCAGAGAAAAATTAAAATTGGTTGTGATTCGCTACAGGTGAAATAGTAAGTGGTTACTCTTGGCTACGTCAAGTCACCACTTACTATCCTATGCAGGCAAAGTGATTCACCTGCGGGAAGATTTACTGCACCAGGAGGCGGTGAAGTTCCTTCATGACCAGCGACGGCAGCTCCTCGACCGAATTCAGGACGAGCGCGCGGTCGTAGAACTGTTTAACCGACGGGTCGAGAATGCCGAGCGCTACGACGTCGGTGCCGCGCTTCTCGATCTGCTTGACGACCTCTTTGAGGTGCTTCGCGAGGATCGGGGCACGGTGCCCGTTGACCGCAGGCATCCCGTCCGAGAGCACCATCATCACCTTGCGCGTCGCGCGCTGCTGCTGGAGACGGTGGTTCGCGATTTGCACGCTCTCGCCATCGACGTTCTCTTGCATCATTGCATCACCCTGCGAGAGCAGCGCGAAGCGACGGCGCACGATCGGCGTCATGCGCTCAGCAAACGACTTGAGGATGCGGATCTCAAGTGCGGCGCCCCGCGAGTAACGCAGGCGGTGCTGGCTGGCCTCCTCGCTCATCGCTTTGAGCGTGCCGTAGCTGAACTCGTTCGTGCTGAAGGCGAGCACCTCGTTGGTGATGCCGATGTTGTCGAGCACGGCCGAGAGCGCATACGCGGCGTATGAGGCCACCTTGATCTTGCCGTGCTGCCACATCGAGCCCGAGCCATCGACGAGCAGCGACACGGCGACGTCTTTC